ATGTCCGGCGTGGGCTGAATCTCTTTACATCGTCAAAGGTTTCGAAGACATGACACTGGGGCTCAATGGTGTCGTATATAAGACATTCATGGCAGCCCCGATCTCTATTGCGCTGCCGAAGAAAAGCAACCAAGGCAATCAGACACTGAACTTCGCGATTGATAACGTAACCGGACAGGCTCAGCGGTTGATCGATACAGCAATGGAAGCTGGTGCGCGGATTACTCTGACGTTTCGGCGGTATCTGAATACTGACTTGAGCGAGCCATCTGAAAAACCGTTCTATGCCGTTGTGCTTGGCGGGAATGTCACGGGGACTACTGTGCAGATTGAGGCTGGGTTTGTAGACGCATTGAACTATGCGTGGCCTCGACGGTTGTATACGGCTGATTTCGCTCCCGGCCTGCGGTACGTCTGATGCAGTGGCTTAATCCGTTTCTAGCCTCTAAGTATGTAGACGGCGGGCGCGAAGTTGGCGCCCTAGACTGCTACGGCCTTGTGAGATTAGTCCGTCACCGCCACTGCGGCAAACGCCTACTCCCCTCATTCGGATCAATCCGCAACACACAACCAAAAGAATTCACCCGCGCCTACCAGCAAGAATCAGCCTCAATGGAAGAGTGCAAGCCAGAACATGGAGCAATCGCAGCCGTATTCCGTGGGCCTTTGTGCATCCATGTCGCTGTTATAATTGAACTAGAAAATGGACTGCATGCGCTTGAAATAAACCCGAAGAAGGGAGCGCGCTTGCTAAGGGTTCACGATTTCGAATCCCAATACCTTCGAGTGATCTACTACCGTGACAATTAGAGTATTCGGATCGAAACTGAATGATGAGCCTAGCGAAGAGTTTCAAGTCGGCGGAATGACCGTGCGTGAGTGGCTGGCGAAGAACATTCCCAGCTATTCCGACATGGATGTTCACCCGATTAGTGTTTCGCTGAATGGTGTAGTGATTCCGCCAGAGCAGTGGTCTATCTGCTCGTTCGCTGCAACTGACATCGTTGATATTGTCATTGAGCCAAAAGGCACAGAACTGTTCTTCGGAGCATTGTTTCTCGTCGCCATCAAGACTCTGACGCCGAAGATTCCAAAGGTTAGCTCTACGGCTCAGAACGGCGAAGGTCTTAACGAGGCTTCACTCAAGGGTAACAAGATCAAACTCAACTCGCCAATCCGCGAAGTTGCGGGCGAGCGTCGTATCTATCCAGACCTGCTATCTACTCCGCACCGATACTTTGCCGCCCCTCGTGAGCAGCATGTTGAGCTGCTGACTTGCGTTGGTATTGGCGAACACTTGATTCCTGGAAACCAGATCCTTATTGGCGAAACTCCAGTGATTTCGCTGGGTGCCGATGTCGTGGTTAACGTATATCCGCCTGGCGCCGATCTGTCTGCTGATCCCGCGCACCTAATCTGGCACGATGTTACAGAAGTAGGCTCAAGCTCTAACGGTGCTGCCGGCCTAGAGTTGACGGTATCCACTCCGCTGACTAACGGCTATATCGCTACATCGCAGATCTTTGATGGCTACACGGTCACGATCCCATCTGGTGCCGGCCTGTTCCCGTCTGACTGGTATGACAACCTGATCGTTCGCATCCTCGTCTCGTACCAATACGATTTCGTTGATGGTGGCGCCGGTCGCGACATCATTCGTGGTTTCAATCTGGACATGCTTAATCCGACAGTTGGCGATTCTATCGAGATTGCCGGAACAAACGGTGGCCTGTACGTTGTAAACAGCTTTACGCCGTCTGTAGGCCCTACTCCTGCCGAGATGACGCTTAACTTTGACGGTGGCGCACCTGTAACCGGATTAACGCTTGGTTCTCTTCCTGCGAGCATTGGCCCTCGCGGTCAGCGCTTCCGTATTACCGTGTTTAGCACTTCTCAGATTACCGTTGAGCGTCTTGATTCGACCGGCTCTGTTGACGCCGGATTCCCAGGCTTCACGTATCTCGAAACCGCGTCCGCATCCGTAACCTTGGACCCATCCAACCTAGAAGGCGGATACCGTGGTCCGTTCGCCCTATGCCCTGAAGGCGCACTTGCCCACCAGATTCAGTGGGACGTGCTTATGCCTAGCGGGCTGTGCGGTCTTGGGCGCGAAGGTCAAGTCTATGAAGTCGGCGCATTCCACACGTTTGAGTATCGAGACATGGATGTTGCAGGCGCATGGACGGTTATCGAGAAGACGCATTCGGGCTCGTCGCTGGATTCTCAGGGGTTCTCTAACACGGTTGCTCTGCCATACCCGATGCGTCCAGAAGGGCGAATCAAGAAACGATTCATTCAGCAATCTGAGCGCGAAAACGAAATCAATAACGATACGGTCTGGTATGGCGTCAGGGCTCAGCTAGACAGCCCGACATCGTACGAAGGCGTGACGGTAGTTACCGTGAACGCTCGTGGCGGTGATCGTCTGTCGGCTCAGTCTGAAACAATGTTCTCGGTTCAGGCTACCCGAAAGCTTCCTGTTCGCGTTGCTGGATCGTGGACTGCTCCAGTCGCAACCCGAGACATCGCCCCATTCTTCGCGTACGTCGCCAAAAACGTCGGCTACACGGATTCAGACATTGACCTTGTAGAGCTGGACCGGCTAGACGCCATCTGGAAGGCACGAGGCGATCACTACGACCAAGCAACAAACACTAACGGCACAGCTAAGGGAGTGATCAATGACGCGCTCTCGTGCGGGTTCAGCGAGCTTACGGTTGATCGTGGCTTGTTGCGTCCGGCCCGTGACGAGCCGCGTACTGCATTCGAATCCATGTACACGCCTCAGAACATGACTCGCAGCCTGGAACGAGACTTCACCGCTATTCGTCCGGATGACTATGACGGCGTAGACGTTGAATACGTCGATGGAGTCTCGTGGCAGGTTGAGACTGTTGAATGCCGCTTGACTGGAGACGCTGGCACGCGAGTTCAGAAGATCAAAGCAGAAGGCTGCACCAGCCGCACGAAAGCATGGCGTATCGGAATGCGCCAACGTCGCGCCTTGAAATATCGTCGCTGGGAATACAATTGGGCTACTGAGCTGGACGCGCTGAATTCGAGATACCTCAGCTATGTGCAAGTTGCCGACGACGTTCCAGGTTATGCGCAATCCGCTCAGATGGTTTCGTATGATGCCGGCGTTATCGAATCATCCGAGGCTTTCGACTGGTCTGATGCTGGGCCGCATTATCTTTATGTTCGCCGCGAAGATGGCTCTAGTTCTGGTCCGTACATCGCGACCTACGTTGATGACTTCCATCTGTCGATCTCTGGATTGGACTTCTTTCCTGACACATCACTAGATCGCGAGCCTCCGCACTTGCTATTCGGCATCGGATACAAGGTATTGATTACCTCGATTTCGCCAAACGGGACTGACTCCGCTAGCGTTGAGGCGATGGCGTATAATGAGCTAGTCTATTTAAGTGACGATGCCTCGCCGACATGATCAAATATCCAGATTCATTGCCGCGTGGACGCCATGATGGCAGCACTCAACAAACAGTAAGCCCGCTCAAGCGCTCAGAACTTGCTAGCGGGCGCGCTCGTCAGCGTCGTAATTTCACAAGTGTTCCGGTAATTCGGAATATCAATTGGATCTTCAACTCAGCACAAGCCCAAGCTTTCGAGATCTGGTGGAAAGTCCAGCTAATCGACGGATCGCAGTGGTTCGAGTGCCCGCTTGAGACTCCGCTAGGATACGGCGATTACACGGCTCGATTCACCGACATATACTCAGGCCCCAATAGAGTCGGCCCGCTGCTGTGGGCATTCTCTGCCGAGCTAGAGCTTCGTGAGCGCCCAATACTTCCTATCGACTGGGGCCAAATACCAGACTTCGTAGCGCAACAAGCCATATTCGATATAGCCATGAACGACAAATGGCCGCTTAATCCGTGGCAAATCTACATTCTCGAAACAGACCAAGCTATTAATCAGGAGTGGCCGCAGCCATGAGTTTCTACAATACTGGTAATCCGGTTCCTTCTATTGATCCTAGGGATTTGGATGATAATGCTAAGCACTTGGACGTTGCGATTCATAGCGCGGAAGACACTTGGGTTGACCGACTTGGCGCTACTCGCAAAAGTATCAAGGGTGTCGAGAACGGTCTTGCTGTTATGCAGGAGGGGTTTGATGATTTCATATCCGACAGTCAAGACGAATTTAACGCCTTTCTTGCCGGCACTCAGTACGAGGTGCCTGTTGCGTATACTGCCGGCCTGAGCATTACCCGCGCAGCTCAGACGGTTATTGTATCTGGCATTGTGTATCGCCCAATTCCAGGATCGCTGCCATTTGTTACCACTACGTTTGGTGCTGATGCGGCTAAGTGGACGGTGCTGGGTGACGCTTCGCTTCGTCAGGACATGAGTAGCTCGGTAGATCCATCAAACGGCGCCGCTCTGTCTGGATTTGGCGAAACTCTTGCGTACCCAGATGGAACCGTCGGCAAGGCGCTAACCTTGCGGATTGAAAATGAATCAATGGCGCTTGACCGTTATCTTGTC